GACTCAGATTCAGACAGCGACTCAGATGCAGACAGTTATTCAGATTCAGACAGCGATTCGGACTCAGATAGTGACTCAGGTGCAGACAGTGACTCGGATTCCGATAGTGACTCAGATGCAGACAGCGATTCGGACTCAGATAGTGACTCAGACGCAGACAGTGATTCGGATTCAGATAGCGACTCGGATTCCGATAGTGATTCAGATTCAGACAGTGACTCGGATAGTGATTCAGACTCTGATACAAGTTCAGGTAAGGGTTCACATACCGGAAAAAAACCTAGTAACACTAAAGGAAATACAAATAGACCTTCTCAAAGTCATACGAATCAACCCCAAAGGCCTAAATACAATCAAACAAATCAAAACAATATAGACCATAATATTAATCATACACGTACTAATGGAGACGGTGCGCCATATAAACCTCGACAAAATATTATTAATTCTAGCTCAGGTCATAGAAATCAAAATAATATAAATCAATTTATATGGAATAAAAATGGCTTTTTTAAATCTCAAAATAATATCGAACATAGAATGAATAGTAGTGATAATACCAATTCATTAATTAGCAGATTTAGACAATTAGCAACGGGTGCCTATAAGTACAATCCGTTTTTGATTAATCAAGTAAAAAATTTGAATCAATTAGATGGAAAGGTCACAGATAGTGACATTTATAGCTTGTTTAGAAAGCAATCATTTAGAGGAAATGAATATTTAAATTCATTACAAAAAGGGACAAGCTATTTCAGATTTCAATATTTTAATCCACTTAATTCTAGTAAATACTATGAAAATTTAGACGATCAGGTTTTAGCTTTAATTACAGGAGAAATCGGCTCAATGCCAGAACTTAAAAAACCTACAGATAAAGAAGATAAAAATCACAGCGCCTTCAAAAACCATAGTGCAGATGAAATAACAACAAATAATGACGAACACTCCAAAGATTATGATAAGAAAAAGAAAATGCATCGAAGTCTTTTATCATTAAGTATTGCAATAATTGGAATTTTTCTAGGAGTCACTGGACTATATATCTTTAGAAGAAAAGGGTAATAAAATAAGCATCTCGCCATGTATGATAATTGATTTATACATGATGAGATGCTTATATTTTTAAAATATAAAATGGAATATAAATGTTGCTTGTTCTTGCAATTTTTTAATAGAATCTCCACCTATAACTTGAGCTAATACAACCGAACCATTCATAAGCATGTGTATACCTATTGGCACTGCAATTCGTTTTGTATAAACATAAGCAAGTGAGAAAATGACTCCCATTCCAAAATATACTGGTATAAATTTGAAGTCATTATGTGCTAAAGCGAATATTAGAGAGCTTATTACAGATGCAATGATAAAGCTTACCACACGTGATCCTTTTATAAAGTTATACAATTCTCCGAAGATAACTTTACGAAAAACGTATTCCTCTAAAATGGGACCTACGATGGATATTAAAACGATAAATATCGGCATTTGCTTAGCAATAGCCATTAACCTTTCTGTGTTTGGACTTCTTTGCGGACTTCCATTGATGGCAAATAAAATTATACTGATAATGAATTGGTAAATCATCACAATACAAAATCCTAATAGAACCCAGGCGAGAATATATCTTTTAGGTTCCTTATGTCCTTGTTCTAATTGAGTAGGATTTTTAATGGTTGCTTGCATGAAAATGATTAACAATGCAGCGATGATGAAGATAGATACTTGCATGATAATCATTGTTTGGGCAGTTTGCATTTTAGACATATCTCCAAGTAAATGGCTACCTAAAACCAAACCAGGTAATATTTGAGCTAAACCGTAGAATAGAACGGTTAATAGGGATACCCATAACCTTTTCATAATTTCCCTCCATCTATATATGTATATTATATATTTTATCGTAAATAAAGGTTAAGTACAAAATTAATAGTCCTTATTGCTTGATATATTGACCAATTTTGATTAATATTAAAAACAGATTAGCACTCTATATATCAAAGTGCTAAATCACATGTAAATGAAGGAGGAACAATCATGCTTAAACCATTAGGAAATCGTGTGATTATTGAGAAGAAAGAGCAAGAACAAACAACTAAAAGTGGCATCGTTTTAACAGATAGCGCTAAAGAAAAATCAAATGAAGGTGTGATCATTGCAGTTGGACAAGGTCGTTTATTAGACAATGGCACACAAGTTGCTCCTCAAGTTAGTGAAGGTGACACAATCGTCTTCCAACAATACGCAGGTACTGAAGTGAAACGTGGCGACAAAACATATTTAATTTTAAATGAAGAAGATATATTAGCTATTATAGAATAAAGTGCGAATTTAAAATATTAATTAAATGATTTAATAAGTGGAGGTTGTTTAGACTATGGCAAAAGATCTTAAATTCTCTGAAGACGCACGTCAAGCAATGTTACGTGGCGTTGATAAATTAGCAAACGCTGTAAAGGTTACAATTGGACCTAAAGGGCGAAATGTTGTTCTAGATAAGGATTATACAACACCTTTAATTACAAACGACGGTGTAACAATTGCTAAGGAAATAGAGTTAGAAGATCCATATGAGAATATGGGTGCAAAATTAGTGCAGGAAGTTGCGAATAAAACAAATGAAATTGCTGGGGACGGTACTACTACAGCAACAGTATTAGCGCAATCAATGATTCAGGAAGGTCTTAAGAATGTTACAAGTGGTGCAAATCCTGTAGGTTTAAGACAAGGTATTGACAAAGCAGTGCAAGTGGCTATAGAAGCACTTCATGAGATTTCTCAAAAGGTTGAAAATAAGAACGAGATAGCGCAAGTTGGAGCTATTTCAGCAGCAGATGAAGAAATCGGACGCTACATTTCTGAAGCAATGGATAAAGTAGGCAACGATGGCGTTATCACAATTGAAGAATCAAATGGATTTAATACAGAATTAGAAGTAGTTGAAGGAATGCAATTTGATCGCGGTTATCAATCACCATATATGGTAACTGACTCAGATAAAATGATAGCTGAATTAGAACGTCCATATATATTAGTAACGGATAAGAAAATTTCATCATTCCAAGATATTCTTCCATTATTAGAACAAGTTGTGCAGTCTAGTCGACCTATTTTAATTGTTGCGGATGAAGTAGAAGGTGATGCGCTTACTAATATTGTTTTAAACCGTATGCGCGGAACATTTACTGCTGTAGCAGTTAAAGCTCCAGGATTTGGTGATCGACGTAAAGCAATGTTAGAAGACCTAGCAATATTAACTGGTGCTCAAGTCATTACTGATGATTTAGGTTTAGAACTTAAAGATGCATCTCTTGATATGCTAGGTACTGCAAATAAAGTTGAAGTGACTAAAGATCACACAACAGTCGTAGATGGTAATGGTGATGAAAATAATATTGATGCTCGTGTAGGTCAAATTAAAGCGCAAATTGAAGAAACTGATTCAGAGTTTGATAAAGAAAAATTACAGGAACGCTTAGCAAAACTAGCTGGTGGCGTAGCTGTTATCAAAGTAGGGGCTGCAAGTGAAACAGAACTTAAAGAACGTAAACTAAGAATTGAAGACGCATTAAATTCAACACGTGCGGCGGTGGAAGAAGGTATCGTTGCTGGTGGTGGTACTGCGTTAGTCAATATATATCAAAAAGTAAGTGAAATTAAAGCAGAAGGTGATGTTGAAACAGGTGTTAATATTGTTTTACAAGCATTACAAGCACCTGTTAGACAAATTGCTGAAAATGCAGGATTAGAGGGTTCAATTATTGTTGAACGTTTAAAACATGCTGAAGCGGGCGTTGGTTTCAATGCAGCAACAAATGAATGGGTTAATATGTTAGAAGAAGGTATAGTAGATCCAACTAAAGTAACTCGTTCAGCGTTACAACATGCAGCAAGTGTAGCTGCTATGTTCTTAACAACTGAAGCAGTCGTTGCTAGTATTCCGGAGCCAGAAAATAATGAACAACCTGGAATGGGTGGCATGCCAGGTATGATGTAAAAACGCCTATAAACGTTGATTTAAAGGCGTTTGGTTATTGTATATGACATAATAATGACATAAAAATTCTAAAATAATTCTTTACTGACGTTTTCCATGAGTTTACTAAACTTTTGGGAAGCGTCTTTTTTGTATGAGTTGGTAATTTTGGCATAGATGTTCATTGTGGTATTTATATCTTTGTGGCGTAAGCGTTCTTGTATTTCTTTGATATGTACACCTGCTTCAATAAGTAGGGCGCAATGTGTGTATCTGAACGAGTGGGTACTTATTTGCTTGTTCGTTATGTCAGTCTTTTTAAGTATAGCTTTTATCCATAATTGCAGCTTTTTAATCACAAGTGGATAACCATTCACATCAGTAAACACAAAATTATTATCTACATAAAGCTCATTTTTCCATGTGTCCTGGACGTTTACCTTATAATCTTTGAGTAATTGAATCACGTGGGGATCTACTGAGATTTTACCGATTGAGCTTTCGGTTTTTGGTGTAAGTATCTGATAATGCTTTTTATTATTATTTGGATTGTAATAAGTCTTAGTAATGCTAATCGTGTTGTTCTCAAAGTCTATATCAGACCATTTTAACGCTAACAACTCGCCTGCACGCATGCCAGTATATGCTAGTGTGGTAAATACTTCAAAGCTATTTTGTGGTGAATGGTGATACTTAGCAACCTCCAGGAATTTAAATAACTCATCTTTTTCAAGAAACTTTTTGTGTATCTCAATATCTTCTAATTCTTCCACGCTTACTTTCTTTTTAGGTCGTTTAATACCCTCACTAGGCATAGCTTTTATTAATCTCATATCATTCGCGTACTTAAATATCATATTTGTAGATGCGACAATACTATCAACATAATTCTTGCTATACTGTGCGCTCATATCGTCCACAAAGCGTTGATAATCATGTTTCTTGATAGTTTGTATTGGTTTAGTATTAAAACGCTCTATGGCGTGTTTTATAGCTTTCTCACGTGCTCTGACACTACTTACTTTTACATCATTAGCATACTGTTTAATCCAATCATCAGCTACTTGTTTGAATGTGCTGGAAGAAGGAGGGATATATTCACCATTTCTTAATTGGCGTTCTATCATTTCAGCTTGATGTTTAGCGTCTGATTTACGTTTAAAGCCAGTCTTAGAAATATATTCATATTTTCCTGTTTCTGCATTTTTCCCTAACGATATACGATAACGCCAGTTATTTTTAGATATTTGATCGTAACTTGCCATTTAATCACCTACTCCTTTTATACATCATCTTCGTCAATTTCTTCTTCTTTGTAAAAGTTATTTGAAACCTTAATTTCATTATTTTCTAAAAAAACTAAATCTTTGAGTATTGAATAAGCAGGTATTGCATTACGATTTAAAAAGTCATCTTCATTATTGAATTTAACAGTTACCATCAAACTTTTATAAGGTTCAAAATTATAAACTAATTGTTGGTTTTTAAAATCAAAGGCATTTCTAAATTCTTCATAACTTTTATAACAGATTACTATAATTTCTTTTAAGAAAACTGTTTCTAAAGTGACGTATTCTTTTATGTCACCAGAAGCAGTAGACTTTTCAAAAAATTTACCACTTTTTAAAAATTCTTTAGGGAAGTCGCCAGAAATAGCTACTTCTACATATTCTTTAGAGAATAAAACCGACAACAAGATTTCTTTTTGTTCTTCATCATTTTCTTTATATACACATTTAAAATATTGTATACGATTATCTTCAAGTTTGTTAAAAATGAATGAACCATACTCAGTTTTTTTAATTTCAATAAATTGTAATGTTTTAAACCCATCGTCTACTATTATTAAATCTTTAACATTACAATCTAACGTTTGAACGATTTTTTCTAAAGTGTCAAATTGTATGCCTTTACTTTTACCAGTAGATAATAGGCTTAATGTATTAATTGATAAACCTGTATTATTTGATAATTCTTTAAGAGTTATCTTTTTTTCTTTCATAACTTTTTTTAAATTGAATTTAATCATAATAAACCTCCATTAAAGATTAAACAAAATTTATCATACGTTAGTAAAATATTCAATAAATTATTGTGAAAATGTTGTTGACATTATTTCAGTAAGAATGTAAACTTTAATTAATTACTAATATATTAGTAATGATTTAACAATATAATTGTAAAAAAGAAGGTGAGAAAAATGATTGTAACTATCAATGAAACATTAATAAAAAAAGCAATGTTTTTAAAGGGGTACGATTTATCTGATTTATCAATCAAAACGAATGTAAGCAAAGCATACTTAAGTCAGATTTTTAATGGTAAGAAAACACCTAGTCCAAAACTAGCAAAAAATATTGCTAACGCTTTAGATGTTCAAATTAAAGATTTATTTTACTTTGAAGAACAGGAGGCATAACCAATGTTCAATATCAATGTTGATGAACAAGAAGCACGTGAATTATTAGAGCAAGCAATTAATCAACGTGTAGATGAACTGGCAAGAGAAAAATTCTTTATGACATACAAAGAATTAGCTGAATACCTAAATTTAAGTAAACCAACGATTGAGGAGATACTTATTAATAACGGTATGAAGTATTACATGGTCGGCTCTACTTATCGTTTTAAGAAGTCAGATGTAGATGAATTCATGGAGAAAATTACATCTCACATGGACATTCATAACAATGATTTCAAGCAGATTAATGTTAAGAAATTGATGGAGGTTCAAAATGGTTAAATTCACATTACAACTATTATTAATCAGTTTAATGACTTTATTAGCTAGTTCATTTATAGCGTTTCATGTAGGTCTTGCTATTTATTTATTAGGAAGCACAATCGCATTATTAAATTATGAAAACGTGGAGGCGTAAAAGATGGAACAAGAACAAAAAGAAGTTATTGGTGAAATTTATAACACTTTACAAAAAACAATTGAAGATAAATCAACTGAGTATAAACACACAATAAAAGATGGCAACACTAAATGGACTGAAACCGTAAATCGTGAAGAACACTTGCAAGCGTTAATCGAGTGGGCATTACAACAAATTGAAAATAATTTCGATTTTGAAGAGGAGAAATAATAAAATGAGTAATTTAGAACAAAATATTAAACAAATGAAAAATGAAGTGATAGAGGCAGAATTAAATACAAAAATAAATACAGTTATAACAATGATTGGTGAACACATGGATAGTAATGAACGATTTAGATCTCATTTAGATGCACAAGGTAAAGTAATGGAATCATATATGTTAAAAGAATACTATCAGAACTATTATGTATTGATGGCAGTGCTTAACTCGATATTGAAAGATGTAAATTTTATGAATGATGAGATTACTACATTTCATGATAGAGCATTAGACGAATTAGACAAAACAAAAGCGTCTAGTGAGAACTTTGGCGAGGAATCACTAAACGCATAACTTAATAATTTAACAGAGCAAATTAATTAAATACTCTATTTATATTATATCATTTTTTGCTCTGATAATCATTAGAGGTGTAAAAATTGAGTGAAATTAAATTAGAATATGATACTCAAGTTTCTGTAATTTGGTATGGAACTTTGGATTCAAGATCGTTTAAACAGTTTTCGCGGCCTAAATGGAGCGAGTTAGTTAATAGATTATCTATACCACAAAACAATACTAACAAATATGCTCGAGGTGTTGCTGTTTATGGTGATATGAAAGACGATACTGACGAAAATGGTAATGAGTATAAAAAATATCGTAAAGACGGAAACGTGATTTATCGTGATGTCCTAGTGCTGGACTACGACGACATTCCTAAGTTGAGACTACTACACGATGCAATTACGGAGACTTTAAAAGGTGTTTCCTGGATGTACCACACTACATTTAACCATCGGACAGAAAGCCCTAGAATACGTTTGTATATCGCTTTGAGTGAGCGAATAAGTGCAGATGATTATCGCAAATATACAAAAGTGTTAGCAAATAAGATAGGTCATCTAGTAGATGAGGGGAGTTTTCAACCTAGTAGGGCAATGGCATTGCCAGTTTATATAAAAGGTAAATATCCGTTCTTACATCAATATAATGATGCTCCCATTTTGAATGTTGAAATGCTTGAAAAATGGTCAAAAGAAACAAATATACAAACAGATCAACCAAGTAAAACTAACTTTAATAAGCGTGATGATACTTATTGGCGTGATATTAGTTTTTCAGTTACTAAGGGCAATCGTAATAATTCTTTAGCAAGTCTAATAGGACATTTGTTCAGCCGACATGTTAATGAATATATTGTATACTCGTATGCTTTGCTATGGGGACAAAATGCGTGTAATCCACCATTAAACGAACGGGAAATAAACGCTACATTTCAATCCATTTTAAAGAAGCATCGTAATAAGTAGAAAGGGGGAAGTATATGGAATTAACTAAAGATGATATTCTTCACGAAATTGAGAAAACTAAGCAAGAAAAAGATGCTATTCATGAAGTTATTCCCAAAGGTTATGAAATTGAGCAACATCAAAATGGTGTGGCACTCTATCAAATTATTCCTAGTAAAAAAGATGGAGAACCAGATAAAAAGATATTCATTACTAATACGATTCCCCAAATTACTGAACGTTTTGAAGATATTGAGAGTAATGAAGTAAGTTACAACATGCTTTTTTATGATAATCAAATACCGGTGAATCTAGGAGTAAGCGCTGAAGAGATAGCTGATAGTCGTCAATTACTGAAGTTGGTTAATAGAAAGTTTGATGTAACTTCTACCACTTCAACTAGGTTGGTTGATTATATAAATAAATCTAAAAGGCACAATCCACCAGTAAACATTAAAGTAGCTACTCGATTAGGTCATGTTAAAGGATACTTTATTTATCCTTATAAAGAAGAAATGAAAAATAGAAATATTAAGTTGTTTAATAATGACAAAGGCTTTCAAAAGTTAATTGATTCTTTTCAGAGTAAAGGAACACTAGAAAGCTATTCCGAGCATGTATTTTCAAAAATTAAAAGTTTGCCAATGGTTATGGTCATGTTATATGCATCATTAGGTTCCGTACTATTGCGTGAATTTGAATTGCAGCCTTTTATTGTAGAGATATCAGGCAGTACATCTACGGGAAAAACGTTCACACTTAATTTAGTTTCAAGTGTGTGGGGGACAAGTAATCTTATTACTACTTGGAGTTCAACTAATAATAGTATTGAGGCAATGGCATCATTCTTAAATTCGTTTCCAATGTTTAAAGATGATACACGCAATACACACCCCAAATTCGTAGCTAATGCAACTTACAATTTCTCGAGTGGTGAAAGTAAATCAAGAAGTAATATCAATTTAACACTTAATGCCAAAAAGGAATGGCGGAACATCTTACTTTCTACAGGCGAGGCATCTATTTCTAATATGGCAGATGAAAAAGCTGGTGTTTCTGCCCGTGTCGTAACGTTACAGGATCAACCATACCCAGATAATTTTGATTTCACTACATTAGATAAGGCATTTCGAGATAATTATGGAACGCTAGGAAAAGTATTCATCAAACAATATCAATCTAAGCAAGAATCATATAAAAATGCATTTGAAAGTTATCAACGTTACTTTAATCAAAAAGGGAGTAACGAAATCATGCAACGACTAGGACATGCATTCGCGTTGTTACAGGTTAGTGGTGAAATACTAAATGATATTGAGGGATTTGAACACGATCATTTTAAAATCATTGAACAAGCTTATAATAGCATGGTTAGAAATAATAAAACGATTGATAAACCTAAGCAACTGTTAGAGGAATTACTTCAATATTTAGATGCGAATAGAAATAATATTGCCGGTGAAGGTTATAGTTCAGTCAAAAACGGTGATATCAAAGCTATATATAAACGTGATTATTTATGTATCTTGGGTGAAACAGTAAAAGAGAAGTTGAGATATGAAATGCAGACTATTACAGGGCAGTGGGATAAAAAAGGTTATTTAATAAAAGGTGAAAAAGATAGATTACAAAAGCAGGTTAAACATGAAACAGTGAAGTATAGGGGTTTTGCTATAAGACAAGAAGTACTAGAAGAATTGGGCTTTGATTTTTCTAATTCATATAATCCTAATTCTGATTATTGATAAGTACCCATAAGTACCCGTTGAGTACCCACAAATAAATACAAAACGGGTACTCAATAAATATAGTAATATCAAGTGTTTGTAGTCGATAGTACCCGAAGTACCCATTGTTAATTAATGACATTTAATTAAAGTGAGTTGTTTATAAGAGTATTCATATAATACAGGTTTCCTATTATAAAAAATACGGGTACAACGGGTACTAAATTCATTAAATGCAGCAGTAACAAGAGTTTGAGAGTACTCAGATATAAAAATTAAGTGGGGACTCACTGGGGACTAGTACCCACTTTGAAAAAATATTAAAAAAGTTTTGGAGGTTACACATGGATAAAGAGCAACTTAAACAGCATATGTACGATTATGTAAAAGAACATAAGGAAATTCCTATTTATCAGTTAGAAGATTTATTTAAAGAGTTAGATCATGACTATAAAGGTAAAGCGAGTGTTACAAATGAGCATGATAAAAATATCGTTTTTTGGAGTGGTTGGAATAAGCTCACAATGTATGCGTTGATTGAGTTAGTTAAGGGAGAACATCTTGATCTAATTTATAGAGCTAGCTATGTCATGCGCTATTTGTTAGATGGTAGAGTTCCAAGTTTACCATTAGCTATTACTTACCCAGAATATGGACAACAAACTGAAGTACCTTCATGGGTACCTATGTTACTGAGAGTGACTAAATAAGGAGTGAATGAATATGAATATAGAAATCATCGCAAATCAATTTGAAACAAGAGCAGCTACGTTGTTAAGGTACTACACAGGATTGTTAGAGAGCAGTAGAGATAACCACTTCGCTTTTAAAATATATAATGATCCATTTGATATGGTTTATGTGATGATGAACGGGAAGTTATTCGGTCATGTATATATTAAAGATTGCAAAGTAAGAAATTCATTCGAATTAGCGTCTAGTAAGCACACAGAGAGGCTAATAAGAAGTATTGAGGGATATTATAACGGTTTTGAAATACACGATGATAAGCACCTATCTATTAGTGATATGATGGCAAGACAATTATTCGAAGATGAATATTTCATGTATGGATTGGAGACATTCGCAGAAAGTAATAACACAGATATGTTCACTTATATTGAGGGTGGATTAAATGTTGAAGAACTTGAGGGCGTTCAGTCTAGTAATGCTGATGTGATAGGTAATATCGAAATATTATATCAATTAGCTACTGGGATTAATGAACCTGCAAGTGAGCTAGTTGAGGGCTTGAAGTTGGTAACTGAATTTGTACAAGATGAGAACGCCACACAAGACGATTATAAGGCGTTAGAGCGTAATTTAAGTGAGTTGAAAGAATCGTACTATAGTGTGAGTAAGTAGGTAATAAGGGGTCGCATGTAGTGTGTGGCTCCTATATAAAAACTAAAAAAAGCTAAGCGCTTAATTTTCGTGAGGGGTTAAAACGCAAATTAAGAAGAACATACGTTCTTTCATCGTGGTGTATGATAGTATATGTAAAAAACTTATAAAAGCTGTTAATTGAATGTTTTTAGGGTTGTTAAGTATAAAATAAAATTAGTTAAAACAAGAACATAAGTTTGTATTTTGAGTGTAATTTTGATATAATTAGAGTGTGGAGAAAAAATAAATGTATCATTACCGTTTTAGGGAGTTAGTAAACAGAAAGGGAATACTAAATAAAACGAGGAATAAAACATGATAGATACATTAAATAAAAATCAATCTGTACCAACCGAATATTTAAGAATTTTCGATACCATTCAGAACTCAAAAGATAAGTATATAACTAAGTCCAAGATACTTAACTTAATGGGGTACGAGTATAATTCATCTAATGAAAGATGGTTAAGAAATGCTATAAGCAAGTTGATTGATGATTATAGTTATCCTATAGGATGTAGCTATAAAAAACATGAACGTGGTTATTACATCATTACTACCGATGAAGAGAAACAACAAGCAATGGAAAGTATTAAAAGATTAGCAGACGGTAGTATGAAACGTTATGAGGCTTTAAAACGTATTAAATTATAAGAGGTGTAGCATTTGGGAGTAGAACAAAGATACGCTGTTATTCAACTCAAAACTAAGTATAATGCTGCATTCTTAAAAAGTGAGTTTGATAAATGGGAACAACGCATTGAAGATATGTACGCTTTACATTATCCAAGAATGTTTATTGATCCATACACTATGCAGTTGTCCTATGAATCAAACCACATTGAAGATTTGGCATTAAGTATTATTGAAGAACGTGAGAAGCTAGAGAAATTTAAGCATAAATCTAACCATGATTTAAAGAAGTTTAACATAATGCTATCTAACTATAGTGAAAGTGAACAACGTCAGATAAAGAGGTATCAAAGAGATGACGTATTAGCTGATGAGAGCCTTATATTACGCATATGTGAGGATATAATAAGCATAGATAGTAAGGACAAGAATAATAGAAATACTGCTATACAAGAAGAAATTAAAGCTGATAAAGAGCGACGTAGGGCAGAAGGTAAGGCACGAAAAGAAAGAATTAAAGCGCGTATGAAACGAGCAAGACAAGAAAAGCTTTTAAAAGCAAATTAAAAAGAAAGAGGTATGTATTATGACAACAACTACTTATCAAGGTACAACACAAGACGTATGGAGTGTATTATTCGATAACAGAAAGTATAAAGATTTATTAGATGAAGTAAATAAATTAATCGAAGATACTAAGCGTTTATATAAGCAAGGCTATCGTTTAGAGGCTATAGACGAACAACAAAAGCCCAAAGTTACTGAACTCGAAAATAAATTCAAACAGTTTGCTACAGATAGATTAAATGAAATAGAGCAACGCTGTAATGAGATTGAGAAAGAAAGTCAACAAGATAATGTTAAAGATCCACAAACTGAAATTATTAAACGTCAGAATTTAGAAGCTAGATTATCATTCTATAACGATAATGAGATTGTAGACTACATCAATAGTAAAGATGTAACGAATACTGATATTTATGAATTAAGCTTGTTGCAACAAAAATATGACAATCAATTAAACGAATCACAACAACGTCAAGTTGCATTTAAACTCGAAGAATTAAAACAAGGTGTTTTATATCCATACACTACAAATGAAGAATACAATAACTTAATGTTTGAGTATAGTGTCATTAATCAAACAGGAATGGCTAAAACTGGTGTAGTTATAACTAAGAATGAACAGTATGGTGGCGTTGAAATTAAACAACTTACTGAACGTTATAAAAATGCGATTAACGAAGTGAAACAAAGTAATAATAGAAGATAATTAAACAATTCGCCTATCCTTAAATGGGTAGGCACTATTTATATTAAGGAGTGAGTATATGGACAAATTAACGCCTAAACAAGAGCGTTTTGCGAATGAGTATATAAAGACACTCAACGTTACTCAAAGCGCTATAAAGGCAGGATATAGCCCCAATAGTGCACATGTAACTGGTAGTCGATTACTACGCAAAGAGAAAGTGGACGAATATATTAAAAGTAAGAAAGACGAGATTATGGACGATACTATTTTATCAGCCAAAGAGTTACTGTATTTATTAACTCAAGCAGCAATAGGTGACGAAACGGAAACCAAAGAAGCTGTAGTAAAGAAAGGTACATTTGAACGTAACCCAGATACGGGAAGAATGAACCTCGTATATAACGAGCATGTGGAAACTGTTGAAGTACCAATAAAGCCTAGTGATCGCATGAAAGCTCGCGATTTACTCGGTAGATACCACAGTTTATTTACAGAAAAGGTAGACTTAAATGTAGCTACACCAGTGTTTATAGATAGTATTGATGAAGACGACGAGAAGAATGTTATGGATTTAGAAGAGTTGGAAAAGTAATATACTAATGCCGATGTTCATAGTGATGGTTTAGTTTGATTTGGGGAATAGTAACATAGGTAGGCCTAGCGACTGCACTCTTTTTTATGTTCGCTATTATGTTCTGTCTTTTACTTATAAATTAAAAAAGATATTATTATTATAAATACTTTTTTAAGGTAAAGGAGAATCATTATGGGTTACAATTATGATGAAAATGATAGTATAGAATTAAACAGAGAAAATGGATACGTATATGACGAAGATTTATCTATGTTCTATGCTAATTCTTTAGATATTCAAACTAGCATTACTGATTTTATGATTAATTTTAAACAAAGTACACCTAATGGCTTTTTGGATAATAAAAAGATTATTATGAATCCAAGTCTAGCTAAACAATTATATAAAGCATTATCGGAAGCAATAGATCAATACGAAACTGTTCATCATGAAATAAAAGATATAAATACTTTACAAAACGAGATGGATACTTATTATGACATCGAAGAACAAGAGTAATTTAATTGCTATCAATGATAGTCCAAAATACCAAAAAACTAAAATTAAAAATGATTTTAAGAATTTTTTTAGCACAGGGACAATTGGTTATTCGGAAATAGAAGGTGATGGTATGAATACTAATTATATAACTCGTCCAGAATTTGAACAACATGAAAAACATATGGACTATAGGTTTGATAATGTTGAAGGAAAAATCGATGATTTAAAAGATGAATTTTGTAAAGATATAAAAGCTGCTAAAAATGAAATTAAACTTAATATCAATAAGGAAAAAGTCACAACCAAAAGATTTTGGATTGGAATTACTATTCCTGCTGTAATAAGTTCAGCTTCTCTTTTAGTATCTATCATTTCTTTATTTTTGAAGTAAAATTGTCAAGTACTTGTCAAAAATTCCAATTCATTCTTCTAATTCTAGAATTTTTTTATAAAGATACTATAGTTTAGCTGTTTATATATGTTATAACTTTAAGTAAAGGTTTGCTCATGTAATATCCACATTAGTTACTTGTAAATGTAACATAAAAAATAGAAAAATATAGGATAACCGTATCTTAATTGGTACGGTTATTTTTTTTGTGAATTATTTATGCAAGTATAGGTAAATCTAATAT